CCAGTTGATTGCGTGGCGTGGCGGGCATTGCCGGATTTGTCCCGCCACTCGCTGATTGCGCCGTCTGGTGCTGCGGGTGACGCCCCCGAAAACAACGTCATGCTGTCCGATGCGTCCAGCCATAGCGCGGGCGATAGAGACAAGGGCGTGAACATGTTGCTCCTGCTCCTGCTCAGTGAATTGGAAAGTGATAGTTGCATCGGTCAGGTTGAGTAGAATACGCCGGTTCTGGACTGCATGTTTGCGTTGGTCATGACGCGCATCCCCACAAGGTCGATCACGCGCGAATTGGAAATCTTCAGCAGTTCGTCGGTCAGAATGTCCATTGCCTCCGCGTCCGCCAGTGCGGCCTTCTCATGCTGCCCGTCCATGCGTAGGTAGTCCGCCAGCGTTCCATGCGCGATGTATTGGAACCACTCATCGGGCACCGCTGTCACCGTGCCATTCGTGCCGTCGCCATACGTGTCGCGCAACTGTGCCCGGTAGGAAACAAATGCCGAAGTTGGCGACTCGCCGCCCGCAATCAAACGTGCGCCGGCGAAAGTCGGAATGAAGTCATAGTCCTGTGCCGACCCCGCGGTCAGCGGTGCCGTCCGGTGGATGCGCAGGAACGTGTCGATGAATGACAGCCCGCTTTGCTCATACGGCACTATGCTGCTTGTCACCGTGCGCTCCTCACCCACGGTCAGAAATCTCGGCCAATAATTGCTGGCGTCATACGCCCTCTTGGCCCTGCGGTTGATCACCGCATTCAACCTCACCATCTCGCTTGCTGCGAAGTTCTGCCCTGTCAATCCTCTCACAAGAGGCAGCAGGTTGTTCGTGTAGTCCTTCGTTTGCATGGTGGTGCTGGTCTAAACTTTGTGACATGCCAACTCGGGTTCGAGTCGCTGCACGTCTTTTATGAATCCTCGGTCATCGAATGCTTCGTATCCGTATTTCTCGATCATCTTGAAATACTCGTAGTCCGGCAGACTCAGGACCATTTTGCCCAGTCCTGGTATTGCCTTGTGCCCCTTGGCTGCCGTTGCCTCCGCCGCACACGCTCGCTCGCGCGCTCTCAGTGTGGCTTCCTTGTATTTCCGCCCGCTGCACAATTCGCGTGTCAGCGCGGCATCCAGATCGATGTCGGAAATGATCGGCATGGTCTCGCTTTTTCCTTCACCCGTTTGCCGCGTGGAGTTTGGCGTTTCGGCCATTCTCCACGCGGCAGGTAGCGGGGGAGGTTTGGGTTAGATGTTGGTCAGTGCGCTGGGATCAAGGATCTCCAGGCAAATGAGCCACTTGCCCGCGGTCACGGTGCCGGTGAAGTTCACTTCCGCGTAGATCGGAAGTGCGCTTGCAGTGTTGTTCACCACGCCATTGATGACGTTTGATGTGGTGGCTGCTCCGCTGTCGGTGCCGACAAACGCGTCGCCCGTGCAGAACGCCGCTTTGGTCAGTCCGTCAAGGTCCAGCGCATTGATGAACTCGTCGGGGTCGGCACCAGTAGTGCCAACGTCCAGAACGAGGTCGGTCGATGTGCCCGCCGATGTGGTGATTTCAAACACCGCTGCACGGGTGACGATGCCGCCTGCCGGGTGGCTGCCGACGGTTACCTGATTGCCCGTGCCGAGTGCGGTGATCGCTTCGGCAGTGAGGACGTATGCGTCGGTGAACCCGAGTTGTGCTGCTGATTGAAGTGGAAGTTTCATAGTATTGTGTCTTTCTGATTCGGGGTTCGATTAGTAGCTGATCTTGCCGTGTGCTTGCGGTTGCTTGCAGACCAACGTGACGTTGGCTGCAACGAATCCACGGTCGCCCGAGCCTTGGTTCTCCTGGCGTTGGCTGCGCAGGCCGAGACCTTGCAGAGTGCGGAGTTCCAGATACTTCGGGTTGAGCACGTAGGCAGTGGAAGCGGACGGCATACACGCTGGGTTTCCATTGACCAAGCGGATGAAACCGAAGTCGGATTCAAACAGTTGGACGGACAGCGTGACGGTGCGCGACTTGGCATCTTGGTTTACGTTATAAACGGTCTCCGATGCGTTGTTGTCGGTGCGGGTGAACTCAGCCACACGCTTGCGGACGGTTGTGCCAGCAACCATGGTCAGGCCAGCCGCCTCACCGGACTCGGTGAAGATGGAGGCAAGCACATCGTTGAGGGTGATTTCCGTGGGGGCGGCAGCGAGAATGCTGGCGGCCGGCGTGCGGTAATCCGAAGGCACCGGGTTGACTGCTTGGGCGGTGGACTGAATCCACTTGCCAAGACCGCGCATCTTGTAGGGAGCGGACGCACTGGTCTGCACCTGCATCTCGTTGTCCGAGAGGATGGCTGCTTCGATGTCGCGCTTGATCTCCAGCATCGCCTTGGACTCGGCTTTTACCAAGTTGATTGGCCCTGCACTGGAAACGGCGTTCTGCTCCTCGGTCACCTTGTAGGTGCGGCGGAACTTCTGCACGTAGTTGCCCACGCGGGCGACGGAAGCGAACTTGTCGTCGTAACTGGTAACGTCGGCATCTTCCGAAACACCATCGGTGTTGGGAGCGCTGAGTGTGTCGATTCCCCACTCTTCAAAGGTGCTCTTGGCGGTGCCTTTGGAAAGCATGGCTTGAACCGGAGTTTGCTGCGGCTCAAGGACAGTGAGTTGATCATCGAGTGATTCGCGGTTCACCACGGCGGAACCTTGTCCGGTCTTCGCAGCGGGCGCGCTTGGATTGAATGTAGATGTAAGTGGCATGGTCGTAGTTTGTTGAATTGGTTTTTACTGCATTTGTGCGATTCGAAGAGCTTGCCAATCTGCTTGGGAACCGGTTTTTTCGTAGCGCGCACGCAACGCTTCCACCTGTGATGTCTTGGTTGTCGTTCTCGATCCAGCTGCGGAACCAGCAGGGGAACCCGGTAGCTTCACCTTGAGTTTTGTCCCTGATCCTTGCGGGATCTTGTTCGACTTTCCTTTCATCGACCTCACCGCATGGGCGAGGATGTATTCCATTTGATAACCAAGTTCGGGCACCTTCTCCTTTACTTGCTGAATCAGAGGGTCTTGCACCAACACCTGGTAGAACCTGCCGATCTCGGATTCTTCATCCGCGATCTCGGGCACTTCCTTGGTGGCTGCTTGCCGGTATTGCACGTTTGCCGCTTCCAAATTCGCCCGCTTTGCAATGTGTTTTTGCTGTGCTGGCAGATACTTGGTTATGGCTTCCCGCGCGTTCCGGTTGGCGATGCGGAGTTGTTTTTTCGTGAACTGCTGCTGACCGACTTGGATCAAGTCGTCCGGCCCGTAGTCCTCGTATTCCTCCAGAAGTCGATCCGTGGCTTCCAAGGTGGATTCCAGTTCGTCCGCCTTCGTCTGGATTTCCTCAAACGTGTTGAGTTTTCCAAACGGGTTGGCATCTGCCGGTATTTCCTTGGCCTGCTTTTGCCCTTGGGATTCCAGACTTGCCAGTCGTTGCTCAAGCATCCGGTTTTCCGCACGGAGTTTCCCCACGTCCTTCAACAATCTGCTCTTACCCTTCCTCGCAAGCGCTTGAATCTGTTCAGGTTCAAGATCCAACAGGTCGATTTCCTCGCCTTCTTCCTCGGTCTCCTCCTCTTCCTCTTCGGCCTCCTCCTCTTCGGTCTCGGTCAGTTCTTCCAGTTCGTCCGTTTCCGGCTCATCGGTTTCTTCGACTTCCTCCTCTTCGGTTTCGACTTCCTCGGTTTCGGTGGATTCCTCGGTCTCTGATTCCTGTAAGCGTTGGGCGATAAAGTCCTCGGCACTCAGGTTATCGGCACTGATTTGCCCATCAGCGGTAGGGGATTGGTCTGCTTTCATTGGTAAAACACCAGTTTCAACGCCCTGGCGATAGCGGTTGTCGGAATCCTTACTAACTTAGTAATGATTCAGGCGCAAGCACAAAAGATGCAAATGCAATAAAATTGCATTACCGGATTGGCAAAGCAATGACCGGGCGACTTTCGCCACGGTGGTGTCAGGACAGCGTCTCCAGCATCTCCTGCAATGTCGCCAGTGATCCGGCGATCTTCATCACGTCGTTGGGTGTCTCCGCTTGCCTCAGATCCGCCACGAATCTTTCGCGCTCCTGCCGGATGAAATCCAGCACCACGTGATATTCGTCGAATCCCAGCAATTTTTCCACAGACCGCGAAAGGTCCGGCATTGGTAGTTCTGTGCTCATGGTCGTGAATTACTGCTCCATCGCCTGCGTCTGCACTCCGCCCATCTCTGCCGGGTTAGTGCCCAGCCTGCCGATCTGCGCGTTCTGCATCTGCTGCATGGAGAATTGGTATTGCTCGGCATACTTCGTGAGGCGGGCCGCGAATGCCTCGTCGCCTTGGAGGCGCTGCGCCACGTCCGGTTGTTGCGCATACCCTTGGATCATCTGGAGGGCGAACTGCGCACCGTTCGGGCGGGCAGGCACCTCGATGCCGGCATACAACTTGGCAATGTCGTCGGTCACGTCCTTCATCATCTTGTCCGCTGCTTCCTCGTCGGGTTGCAGCACGTAGTCGGCAAAGAACGGATTGATCGCGCTGGCAGCGAATTCCAGCAACCTGTCGGTGTTCATCTTGCCGTTGCGGTCCAACTGGATCAGGGAAACCATGGTTTCCAGTTGTGACTTCGCATTTTCGGGGTCGGTCGATGTGGTGTCAAATGACACGGTGATCTGGTAGTTGTCGTCCGGCGAGCCTTTCCCCATCGTCTGAGGGTTCGGGTTGCCAGTCACCATGAAGAACACCTCGTCCGGGCCTACCCGCTGGAACAACTTGAATGCCATCGCCAGCACGTCCTTCACGTGGTCGAGGAACTTGTTCACGATGAATTGCTGGCGGATGCCAGAAATCGGGTTGTTCATGTCCAGCCCGACAGCACGGTCTGCCTGCGCCACCATCTGTGCCTCGATGCGTTCTGATCCTGGGTCGGGCGGCGGGGTCGGGCCAAAAGCAACTTCTCCCAGTCGGCGGTAAGGCACCTTCACTCCCGGACCCCACGTGGTCGGCGCTCGGCCTGCGGGGTGCATGATCGGCGGCAGTGTCGCCATGCTGGCACGGTCGATCCGGCTGTCGCGCTCGGTTTTGATCTGCATCTGCGGGCCTCGCAGGATGTCGGAGAACGTGCGGGTTTCGTAGATGTTCGCTTGGTCGTCGCTCAGGCGGGTGACAATGAACGGGTAATCGTCGTGCCCGTTCATCAGTTCGTGCTTGGCGTATCCCTCGGCATCGGGGTGAAACACCGTGCAGTAGATCCCCTCGCTGCCGTCAGAATCAATCAACCGTTGGAATCCGTAGAGCACTGCCACAAGGTCGTTGGTCGTGTTCGATTGGAGCCGGTCAAATGCCTGCGGCCTGTCTGCCACGGTTTCATGGTCCTCGGTGCCCTTGCGCGTCTCGATCACCATGTCCACCCATTCCCTGTCCCACCCATCGCTGGTCACCTTCTTTTCAAGTTCCTGCGGGGTCATGTGCGTCCGCCACATCACCCATGGCGCACGCTGGATGTCGGTTGTGTAGGGCGGGAAGAAAACCTCTTGATCCGGTGCCAGCGAACAGACGATCGGGCAGTCCACTGATTGCCGTGCTGTGGGGATTTCCGCCACCCCTGTCTTGCGTAGGTCGCGCACCGCACGCTTGGCCTTGGAATCGCGCAACCCCGGAAATGCTTGCTGCAACATGCCGGTCGCATCTGCCTCGGCCAGAGGGTCGAGGATCGCCTCCACCAACGGTAGCATTTCCTCCGCCTCTGCCATTTGCTCCAGGCTTATTGATTGCTTGTAGGTGCGGGATTCCGACTTCCACCCGATGTAGGACACCATGATCCCCTTTTCGAGCAAGTGGTTTGCCCCGAGTTCCATCTGCCTGCGGAATCCGGGGATGTAGCTGGATCGCATCCATTTGAGGAAACCGGACACCACGGTTGCACGACTCATGGTTGCCATGCTCGTCGGGAATGCCTTGATGTGAGAACGGTCCAGCGATTGCGTCAGGATCGCCACAAATGCGTCCACCCGCTCGCCAATGGTGTTGACCTCCATGTCAGACGCCCCCTCCCAAGGAAAGGCATTTGCGCCGTGTTTGCGCATGTCTGTGGATTTCCCGTCCCAAATGTTCCGGCGGTCACGGTAGGACCGCTCGCACGCCTCGAAGTATGGGTTCAGGTGATTCAGTGCGGTGGTGTAGGCCGTCTGCAACGCGGGCACGTTCGGAGACTTCGCCGCGTAAATCATCGCCTGTTCCTGCTCTTGCTCGGGAGTGGTGTTCATCGGATTTCTTCGTAAAGGTCAGCTTCGAGGTGGCGGCAGCGGAATGTCTGTCCGCGCGGTGACTTGCGGGATTTGAGCACTCGCACCTTGATCTTCTTGCCGTCCATGTTTGCCAATACCCACCGGGCATTCTGGCACGGGCGCAGGCCGATTGCGGTCACCACGGATTCCTTGATTTCCACGGCAGGCAGGGCAGGGGAATCCATCGGCAATTCGTCTGCGGTTACCTCGGAATCCGCTGCACGGATCACCAATGGAGTCTCCTTGGCCGTTGCTGATTTCTTGGGCTTTGCCCATTTTGGAAGTGGTGCTTCTTGCATTTGCAATAAAGTTGCATTATTATCGGCCAATTGTCAATATCCGCCTGTCCCTTGCCGTGTCGCCTGCATTTTTGCCGCCGATACGTGGTCGAGGTCACCGCATGCTGCGTAGCGCAGAACGTCCATTGGATCTTTCCACGCCTCGTTTTTTCCGTCCTCACCGGTGTATTCCGACAGCGCGTTGATAATGTTCACGCAATCCGTGGACACGTAAAAATGCGGACGGTTCAGCGAGTCCATCGGCTTGTGAGTATCCCACGACATCAGGCCGATCAGTTTTTGCAGCCCGTCATCGATGTCGATGCCAGGCGCGGGGATGAATGTGAGTCCGTGGTCTTCGAGGTCTTGGATGATCGATGATTCGCCTTCGGACACTTGGTAGCGGGCCGCACCGAGCCTCGGGTCGATCAGGCGCTCGAAGATGTCCTCGCTTCCCTCCATCTCGCGAATCATCTCCACGTAGTCGCGGATGCCGTATCCTTGGCCTTTGGCTCCCTCGCCCAGCATCCATTTTCCGTTGCGCCATTCCGCCCAGTCGCCCACGTCCACGCCCGGCCATTCCCTATACACGTAGTGAGTTCCGCTGGCGTCCACGGCAATCCAGCACATGAACCAGTTCTTGCTGCCGGCGGGGTCCACCACCATGTAGCGTGTCACGTCGTCGGTCGGGATCTTGTCCGGCCCGATCACGTTCACTGCCTTGTTGAACTTCGGGAACTTCGTGGTGAACGATTTCGTGGGCACCCCGTAGGCGCGGATCAGGATTTCCTCTCGGTTGCGGCCTTTCAAGTCCTCGCTCATCCGCTGGTATCCGCCGAACGGGTTGTCCTGCGAGTGGAAGTAATGCACCATGGCATTCCGGTTCTTCGACCGTTGGATGTAGGGAACCGTCTCGCCGTCGAGTAGTTCCGCCCTGCGTGACTCGATAGTCTCTGCCCCGTCCAGGTAGTCCT